GGTCGAGTAGTTGATGTTATCAAGCGCAGGGGTTGGTACATAAACTTCCCTGTTATCAGGGTAAAACACATGGCTGTTGTATACAAACGATTTGTCTTCCTGCCAACCGCAGTTATTAGGTACTTTAATAGCACGTTTATTAGCACTAACAAACTCCACGCAACCACGCACATATTCAAATAAGTTCTTGTCGTTACCTGAACCATACGAGGCAATGATGTTTTGATTGGCTAGCGCTTTGACTGTCTCATCTTTACTGACAACGGATTTCTGAGGGAGCAGTACGTCAACAGCCCCTTCGGGGCGCATGGCAACCATATGTACTAAGTGATCGCCTTCGTTGTTAAGAATATCTAGCGCAAACAAATCGTAAGGCAACAACATAACCTGCTTGCGTGACTTTTTACCATCTTCGTCTTCAAGTAGCTTATCCATAAAAATACCGCCATTAGCGCCGTAGCTATAGTTTTTAGGTGGCGTTGGGCGAATAACGGTTTTTTGTGGTGCTTCTGGCGTGGAGTTTTCTGTCTCTACTACAACTTCTTTTGGAGCGTTGTCGACCTTGATCTCCCGACCCAAGGCTAGTGGGTTGGTAATCTTGCCTTTGTGTGGGCATTTATCGCACACTCCTGGATTGGTCTCATCTAGTTTTAGGCAGGCATAAGGACCCTTGATGGCTCGCCATTTGCTGTTGTGGCGGTCTGTATCGTAGGGGTGTAGCGCAGATAACGCCAAGCCCTCTTCAATGCCGTCATCACAGAATTTAGCTATGCTGAGGATGCCCCGCCACAAGGGCTCCATGCCGTCCTTACTAGCGTTCTCCCGATAGTAGTTGATCTGCCCGCACTTATCGCCGATAGTTTTAAAGTATGTAACACTGTTTTCTATTAGCTTAACGCTATTGGCTGTTGGAGCGGCTTTGGGGCGTTTTCCGGGGATTTGCAACGGCGGTACTGCTTCATATGCCTCTTCGCCAATCGCTTCTTTAAGGTGGTTTGCTAGCGCCTCAAAGTCAAAAATATCGCCCTCTGCCTTGAGGATTACTTTGCGTGGCTTCTCTTGCTTGTAGTTGTGGGTGTCAGGTACACGAAGCACCCTAGCCGCATCACCTGTAACTGAAGCGTCGATATTAAAACCTAACTTTTTGCATAGCCTTTTTAAGTTCTCTGCAACAGGTTTCCAAGTGGCAATATCTACTTCTTCAGCAAATGGGAAATACACATGCAAGCCACCACCACTAGTCACCACCCAAGGTGAGCCTAGGTCAGTCAGATTAGTCTCGTTCAAAAACTTAGCTAGTGCATTGACCGCATCTACTTTCTTCTCGTAGTCCTTGCCTACTCCACAATCAATATCCAAGAACAAGGATTTCATTTTTACTGCGTGTTCAGCCTTGCGCTCGTTAACCCCAAACGTAGCTAATGCAAAGAAAGCGTTGTAGCTTTTTGCATCAAACGCCATGGCAGCGTTATACAACTCGTCAATGGAGTCAACGAAAACATGCTCTCGTTTTGCTGTGCTAATTTCAACGGTGCAGTATTTACCCGAAGACGGTAGCACAGTCGCTAGGAATTCCTGCGACGTCATGTGAAACCTTTCGAGTTAATAAATGCCGTTGTTTATCTTGTTTTGTAAACGCTTAATTAGTTCAAGTTGCCACGTTTTAGGAAGTTTTTCGTTATGCGCAAGGCGACTAGCGTATTCAACTAATTCACGGTCTGTATAAGCTGTTGGTGTTACTGGGTGTTCGTTTAAGCTTTGTTGCATTTTCTCATCGCCTCTTCTGCTGTATTGCTAGATTGTAGAATGTTCAACAAGGACTGAACCCGCATGCGGTAAGCAGGCGTTACATCCGTCCCGCTAAACCAGTTGTACACAGTTTGTCTTGTTGCGCCTGTAAATTTTGCTACTTCAATGACTGGGAAATCTAAATGCACCGCCCAACGACCAAGCTGATTGCCGAGCGTCTTCGGTGCTACTTTTATACTTTGTTTTATTGTGTCTGAATAAGCCATGATTTTCTCGTTTGATGGGGGGCTAAGCCCCCCTTACATTTACTCGTCATCCCACTCGTCAACAGTTGCGGCTAAGTTACTAGCTTTCTTCTGTGGGACTGTGCTTGCTTTTACCGCAGGCTTGCGCTTCTCAGGCTCATCTACACCATCATCGGTATCGGCTTCAACCACAGGTGCTTTAGCTTTTGGCTTTGACCCTTCAAGTTGCAACGGCTTGTCGGTTGTTGCTTTAGCCACCGTCATGGTGATAGCTTGCTTAGCGCTTGCAGACTGACCCTTCTCGGCAACAATCTCAAACTCGTCGTCCTCTAACCAACGAACAGGTTGGAAGAACAACTTGGGTACTGCGGCTTTGGTATCAAAACGCAGGCGGGTTACAAGAGTCTCAGGGCTAATATTCTGAGCCGCAAGGTATCTTGCATAGGCTTGCAACGGACGCTTATCACCTTCTTCTTTACCAAAGATCGAGGTAGCGGCTAGGGTTAACTGCATTACATCACCGCCAATGTCATTAGCAAGAACTACTGCAAGGCGTTGTGAGAAACGGCAAGCCTTGGACTCGCCCTGACCTGAGCCCTTAACATTCATTGGGCATGATGCGCAATCGCTAGCCTGTGGGTTCTCAGCCGTTGGATCAGGTTTATCACCATCAGCAGACCAACAATCAGGTGCCTTGGATACACCCTCTTCATACGTACCCTCATAATAGGTACGGCTGATCTTAGGCGCCGCATTAACAATAACTACATCGAGGTGACGATCGTCAATCGAGGTAATCTCTTTACCATCTGCCATCAAACGGAATACACCGCCCTTGATAGAGATACGTTTTCCACCGCCACCTACTCCGCCACCTGCAAGGCTCTTGGCTAGTGTTGATAATTCGCCTTTGCGAGCAAAAGCGGGGGTTTGTGCAGGATTAAATTTGGCAATTTCGCCCATGGTACTTTCCTTCATTTAGTTGGTTTACGAACTGTTACTGCATACTCAGACATCGAGTTAAGCCCAGCAGGTACTACACCGGGGTTTTCTTCTAAAAACATAGACATGTTCTTCTGCGCAATGCGCTTTTCAAACAAATCTAATGCGTCGTGCTGTACAACAAACTGCTTGAATGAATCCCAGTCGTCTGTGTAGTAGCGCGTCTTCTGTGACAAGATGATGGTGCCTTCTGCTGTTCTTACCGAGTTGGTACCAAGTGCCATCATCTGATCCTTCATGGCATTCTTGATCTCATCTTGTTTTGCTTTAAGTTCTTCGATCTGACTTTCATATTCTTTTGTCAGTTCTTGAACCTTTGCGTACATCTTACGATATACACGTGCTAGTTTATCTAGCGGTACAACTTCTTCGTTTGGCATTTATATGCTCCTTTGTAAAATATTTTACAACTGAAAAGACGGTTGTTCAACTGATATAGGGTTTTTCCTAGGAACCTAGTTCTTCCCTATATAAGCTTAGCAAGAGATCGTGCCCTTCTACACGTTTCTCTAAGCGATCAAACATACGCTTTTCTATTTCACTACCTTGCAAGTGTATCACCGTTACGTTCGTAGAAGTTTGCCCAATACGATCTGCACGAGCAATACATTGCAAGTACGTCTCCACAGACATAACAGGTCCGTAGAATACTACTGTATCAGCCGCAGTTAATGTTACACCATGTGATGCAGCTTGCGGTTGAATTACTAAAACTCTTGGCGCATCAGTAGTTTGAAAGCGCTTAAATATGTCAGTACGTTTATTAACACTTATATCACCATGTATAACTTCTGATGCAATGTTGTGCTTTTGTAAGTGTACATGAATGGTATCAATGCTATGCCTAAATGGTGCAAAGATGATAACTTTACGGCTTGTCTCTTCTAGCACCTCAAGTAGTACGTTTAAGCGAGGCGCACAATCAAACTCCACAACTTCTTTCTCATCGGTATAAGCGGCTCCTGCACTTATCTGCAACAGCTTGCTAACACCTGCGGCGGCATTTACTGCGGTGATTGTCTCTCCTGCCGTTTGTACTAGCATGCGGTCTTTTAACATGCGGTAGTACTTAACTTGCTGTGCAGTAAGGGGTACGTCACGTGTTTCTGTCAGAACCGGCGGTAGGTCGGTACACTCTTCTTTTGTATAACGTATTGCAGGCTGTAAGGAGTTGTAAACGTCTTGCTGAGCAGAGGGCTTTGGTATCCACTTAAACTTGCTGACCTTGTGCATAACCTTGTCTTGCCATGCTGTAAGAAACTTGGGTACGCCGTTAGGGTTTACTAACTTAGCTAAGCCGTAGGCATCCACAGGTGACTGCGATGACGGTGTACCCGTCATCATCCAAAGCATAGTATCGGGTTTAAGTA